CTTCTAGTATAATGTTTAAAAAGTATGGTTTTTCAATAACATAAGACTCTCCATACGAATTATACTCTTCTTCGTCGTGATTTCTAACAGGAATTAATGATATACTTGGAGGCGTATAAAAGTCTGTCTCATTTTCTCCTGGATTATATGAAGCTGGGAATACTCTTCTTCTTCCTAAATAATTTTGATGAGTATTAATATCTAATACTTCGTCAATAAATGGAACTACAAACTTTATAAGTCTATCACTAAAATCGTTTTCATCTTCTGGATTATTAACCAAGTCATATTCTCCAGTTTCTATAGTTTCTGTTTGCTCTATAAGCGGAGCCTTATATTCATTTATAGTATCGTTATAGTTTAGTATAGATATTGAAGCTTTTCTTTCATTTATAAGTAATGTTTCTTCGTCAACAAACTTAATTGCATCTACATCAAAATCTATTATTTTTTCAGTTATATCAATATCATAAGTATCATAAAATCCAAATCCTTGAGATTCATTATATTGTATGAACTTGAGTGTAAATGTTAGTTCTTTCATTACATCACCTTTGCAAGCCTTTGACCTTTAACTGTCTTTTTCCATATCTCAATTTCTGTAAGGGTTTTTGAATTAACTTGAACTTGAACATCAATACTTTTAATAGCATTAACAATCGAGGCTACTAATCCATTTGATATCTGTTCACTTTTTACTACTTCTCTACTTGAGTCAACAAATCCTCCACTTTGGAAAAATGGAGCAACAGACTTATTATAAGTTCCATCTAATCCTGCTTGATTTATTTGCTCTATTATTGGAAGATATTTTTTAGTAGCATTTTTATTTATAATATACTCTCCACCTTCAGCTTCAATATGGACTCCACCTCTTTTATGGCTAGGCCCATATATATATCCACCCTGAGCAAATTTTTGTTGACTGATTAGTGCAACTTGAGCAGCACCTATAGCTGCTACAATGGCTGCCATAATAAAGTTTAAAGGAGGAATAAATCCAGCGTGCATATTCATAACTGCAACAGCAGTCTTTATTACTGCTTCACTTATTGCCATTGCTTTTCTCATATATGCAAACTTTTTCTCTTTTGCTTCTCTTTCTTTATCAAGCTTTTCTTTTTGTTTTTCAGTCCATAATGCAGACCTATATTCATATTTAGCTTTATTATCTATAATCTTTGATTGCCCATCATACCACTCTTTTATCTTATCCATTTGCCATTGATAATACATTTCCCAAGTTTCTTTTAGAGAACTAACAAGATTTTTTATATTATCAACATACTTCATTGCTTGTTCTTGGTCAAGCTCAAGAATCTTCGATTCTATTTCACCCTTTTGCGATTCTGTTAATGAATCAGATTCATCTTTTAGTTTTTGTTTTAATCTTTGTATTTCTTTTATTCTTAATTCTGCACTATCATCTTGGTCTCCCATTGCAAATAATTTAGTTAAAGACCATATTCCAGAAAAGTTAAGTTTTTCTTCTCCACTAAATAAATCAGTAATATACTTCTTATTTTTATTTCTCTTTTCTCTAATATCATTTAATAGCCTTTCTGTCTCTAAATCAAAAGCATCTATATTTCTTTCAAACTCATTCATTCTGTCTGTTAATGCTTTTACAACATCTTCATTCAAACTTGGAATAAGCAATAGTTTTTCAACATCTTCTGCAGTAAGCTCATCCCAAGTTTTATGAGAACCAAGATATGATACATCTTCAGTCATTTTATCAATAAATTCTTTAACTGTATTAAACTTATATCCTCTTATGTTATCTTTTAATTCTTTAAGCCATTTGTCTAAGTCAACATATATTCCACTAAGCAGGCTTACCATCCACTCAAGGTCTCCAATCCATCTTCCACCAGCCATTGCATTAAGTGCAGTCAAAACTTCTTGTGGAACTTCCATTGGAGACTCTAGCAATACTCTTTTAAGCATACCAAAAGAATCTTCTAATTCTTGTGCAGAAGTTTCATTTATTTTAGCTGCATTAGCTAAGTATCCCTTTAAATCTTCAAAATCTATTTGCTCTACATATTCTGGAGCAAATCCTTTTTCAATTAACTCAGCAGCTGTAACTTGTTCATTTCTATAGTATTCTAATGCAAGCCTAACGTCATTCAATTGTTTAGTAGCCAAAGGTTTTAGTTGTTTAAGAATATCTAAAGCATCTGGTAAATTCTCTCTAGCCCATTTATCTATAACTTTAACATTATAAACCATATCAGTTGTAGGGTCAAATCTAAGATTAGATACTTCTTTAAATTGAGTTGTATCAATGTTAAAGTCCATCATTTGAGATGCACCAAGCAACACTTCTTCTGTTAATAAGTCTATTTGAGCTTTTATTTCTCTTTGTCCCTGAACATCATCTAACTTATTCATCTTTTCTCTTAGAATTTTAATAATTTTACCAAACTTATCTTTTTTCCAATTCCAATACCAATTAATAAAGTCCATAGTAAACTTTTCTTGTTCTGTTGCATCAAGTTCATATTTAGGGTCATCTCTAATTGCCATAAATTTATCTAGCAATAACTGTTCAAGACCTCTTTCTTCTTTAATTGCTTCTTCGATTTGTCCAGCAAACTCATCATAGTTTCTATGAAAATAGTCAAGTCTTAAATCCCATTTTTTCTTTAGTTCTTCCCAAGGAACAGTATAAGAAGGAGTTGAACCTTTATCTCCACCTTCTTCGCGCTTTCCAGATGGTAATCCACTAAATGGAAAATGCTTATATCTATTATACTCTTCTCCATATAAAACTCTAAGAGTTTGTAACGCTGTCATATTTTGTGTTAAAAATTTATCTGCAGTTTCTATATTACTTTCTAATTTTGATTGCTTGGCTACTATTTCTGCATATGCTTGTAGTGCTTTTTTATCCCAAGCAACTTTAAAAAAAAGATGACCGAATTCACCTCCGAATTGCTTTGATGCGGATGATGCAACGTCAGCTGCACTGACACCTTTTGCTACTTCGCGGTCTATATATGCAATTATATCATTAATTTGAGATTGACTTGGTGAAAAATATTTTTTACTCCATCCAGCTGTAGCAATTATATTCTTAGCGGCTTCCTTATCAGATAAAAGTCTTTCTAATTGAAGCTCTGATTGTTTTTTCGCTTCGACTCCAACATTTACGCCACTTTCAGCTTCAACTATTTTTTGCCATACTTCAAGTTCTGCTGAAGCCGTAGCCAATCCATTTGCAACATTTATCCATTGATTTGCTAAATTATTAACTGATTTTCCAGTATTGTCTAAGAATGAATATAACTCTGGAGCTTCTTGAAGTAATGCACCAGTTATATTATTATACGCTTCTAATGCAGTATTTCTAGCAATATCACTTTCAGTAGTATCTCTTACTACATTTGCATATCTTTCAAGCATTTTCATATTAGCTCGTAATAATTCTATTCTTTTTAGTTGCTCTAATCCACTTTCTTTTGCTCTAGCTCCAAGTTCTTTATCTGTAACTGTTAGTCTTTCTAGTTCTAGTTTAGCTTCTTTTGCCTCTTCACGTAATTTAATAAAATGACTTATAACAGCAGAAAGAGCTAATACAATTAAAGTTGGAGCTAGTGATGCAAGTGCTGTTTTTAATGACATAACAGCTGCTTTTCCAGCAACTGCAGATGCACTCATTGTTTTAAGTCCAATCTGCACTCCAACTATTCTAGGCTGAGTAGCAAGTAACTCTGCTCTTGTTGTCTTAAATGTTATAATCATTGATTTCATTGCTCTAGCGACTAAAAGTCCAACAACAGAAAGACCAATAAAATGTGGATTTACCAGCCCTAATGCTTTACTAATATCGGCTATTAATCTTTTAGCTGTTACTAAAGCAGGTAATACATTTTGAGCTAACACTAAAAATCCAGCTATTAGTTCTTGTTTTTGTTGTTGCATTACAAATGCAGCTGTTTCAGAAACTTCATTATATGCTCTTTGTGTTGAGCCATTTGAATTTAAAATTTGTTCATAAAACTCCATATATTTTGACTGGTCTTTTACAATTGACGCAAGAGCTTTAAATGCTCTTACGTTTCCAGATAATGCAACAATTTCTGTATCAGTTGCATTTGAAAGCTTTTCTATTACAGAAATAAGACCATTAGTTCTTATTTCTTGAGTATTTAATTCAACTCCAACTCTCTTAGCTGCTTTTTGTGCTTCAGCTGAACCTCCATCTGCAAATTGCATTAACAATCTATTTAACGAAGTAATAGCTTGGTCAGTATTAACTCCTTGGTTAGTCATAATAGACAAACCAGTTATAATATCATCAAATGATACTCCAAGTATAGCAGCTGTATTGGCTAAAGTAGAAAAATTATTATTCAACTTATCAAGGTCTGTTCTACCAAATTCAATTAGTTTAAATAATTTATCACTAACTTGCTGAACATCAACAAGTTCTCCCTTATATGTATTCAAAACAGATATTAGCATATTGGTTGAAGATGCTATTGATGCATTATTTGCAATAGCCATTTTAGCTGCTTGTTTTGTAATCTCTTGGGTCATTTCTGGATTAAAGTTTGAAGACTGGACTTCATACATAGCCTCTCCAATTTCTTTAAATGCTATGCCAGTCTGCTTAGATATTTCAATGATTGTATTTTTCATATTTTCAGCAAAAGTGCGTTCATAAGTAGACATAATTGAATTTAATCTAGCAACTATCTTTTCTAATTCAATGGCTTGTTGAATAGCTTCGTTGAATATACTTTTTATTTGATTAGCAAGTCCATAAGAAAACATAGCTGTCCATACAAATGACATACGGGCAACTATTTTATCAAGAGACAAATACTCAGATATAATTTTGCCTATACTTGTCTTATGAGATTGGTTTAATTTTTCAATAGTTTGAAGTCTTGCATATTGAATTTTAGCAAGCTTTCTTTCTTCTTCAATTTCTTCTTTTGTTCTTGTAACTTCTTTTGCACCATTTTCATTAATCCATCTTTCTTCAGCATCAAGAGCCATTAACTTATTATATATTTTTTCTTTTTCCCATTCAGTAAGTTCTTCTTCTGTTTGAAAATGTCTCTCAAGAAGTTTATCTCTTTCCTGTTGTATTTCAAGAAGTTGCTGTTCAGCTAGTGTTCTACCTTCAGCGTCTGCTCTCTTTTGTTGTTCAACAATAAGTGCATTGGATTCCATTTCGGCATCTAATGACTTTATTTCAAGAAGCCTAGCTTCCATATCAAGAAGAACTTGTTTAAGATTATATCTTGCTCCCTGAGAAATCAAAATCTTTTCTTCAATAGCAGCTATTTTTTCATCATGCATTAGCTGCTCTTTTTGTTGTTTGTTTAATTCCTTTTGTTGTTCAGCTTCTTTTTTCTTTATCTCTTTATCTACTTTTTTTTCTACTTCTTCTGGTTTTTGCTCTTTCTGTTTTGGTTCTTTTTTTATTTCTGCATTAGCTTGCTGAATTGCATCTATTAGAAGTTTTCTTAAGTTTAATTGAGCGCTAAGATATTTTAGTGTTTGTATTGCTTGTTTTTCTTCTTCTGTATTAAGTCCATGTATATTTTTCCTTACTTCATTTAATCTTTTACTAATTGAATCTTTTTCAGCTTTAAATTTAATAAGTAAGTCATCTCTTTCTTGTTGAGTAGATTGTTTATACTGTGCAACATTTGATTTTCTTTGTTCAATATATTGCTCTGGAGTCCACAATGGGGATGTAGCTTCAGCTATTATTTGATTTCTTGCTTTTTTTAGTGCTTGATTAATTTTATTTTGGACATCTCTCCATAGCAACATATAATCAGCAAGATTTTGAGAGTCTTGGTCTGTAATAGGAACTTTCTGTCTTGGAGTAACTACTTTAGCAATCTTTCTAAATTGTTCAAGAAGTTCTATAAGTTGCAACATCTCCTCAGTAACATTAGATGCATTATTTAATCTAGACTCTAATTCATCTATTTTTTGTTCTGTTAGGTTTTGTGGAACTTGATAAATTTTTTGGTCTCTTTGCAATGCTTTGAATTGCTTTTCTGGCATTGCAACTTCTTTCATCATTGCAAGTTCTCTATATTTGAGAATATCCTGTGTTTTTGATAATACAGTAGCCCAGTGTTTCTTTTGTTCATCTGGACTCATACCATATACTGTATTGCTACTTAAATAATCAATAAGGTCTTTTTCTCTTCTATTAATTGCATCGGCTATTTGTTTTGCAGATGCCTTATTGTTAATAAACAAAATATCTTTAAAAAGTTTACCTAAATCATCAGCATTTGCAAGAACTTCTGCCTTAACTTTTGCAGACTGAACATTCTTTAATGCTCCTTGAGAAGACCTTACTTCACTTTCTTCTCTCTTTAAAACTTTATTTGCATTTGTAAGGTCAGTAACAGATTGTTGCAAATCTCTTACTTCAATTTCTAAATAACTTACAGCCTTAGCTGCAGCTTGAATTTGATATTCAGTAGCGCTTTTATCCTTATTTACTGCTCTCTCTGCAGCTTTAGCAGCTCTTAAATCTTCTTTTTTTATTTTCAATTGTTCCTGAGTTGCTATTATAGCTTCATCACGAACTCTTTGAGATAGATTTCTAAATATCTCACTTATAGTATCGCCTACTTTTCCAGTTATACCAGCATATTTTGCTCTACCTTCATCTAATGCCTTTCTTATAGCTGGCTCAAAGTTAAGAAAAATATCTACATATTTTTTAACTTCTTCTCCAAGAAATGCACCAGTATCTCCAGCTTCTTTTAAAAAGTTTTGAGCTTCTTTTAATGTTCTTGCAAGCTCTTCAAGATTTTCTATTTGTTCTGAAGTTATTCCATCTTCTTTTTTAATCTTGCCTATTTTTGAAAGCATACCATGTATTTTATTGACAGTCATTCCTTCTGGAATATTAGTTGCAGTCTGTGCAACACTTTCAAAATACGTAACTGGAGCTCTGCCTTGTTTCATCATTGCGTTTCTGATATTTTCTACTTTATTAAACTCTGCCAATAACTGTCTTAGCGTATCAATAGCAGATTTTACACCAGAGCCAGTAGTTACATCAAATGTAAATTTACTTTGACCAAAAGAACTGAGAATACCAGCTAAAGCAGTTGCTTCTCCAAGCTTATCAAAATTAATAGAGTTAATTGCAGCTCCAACCTGCTTGATAGCTGAAGCTAATTCATTTTGACCATTTACTCTAAAGTCAACGACAACAGAAGTCTTTGCCATAATAGTATCCTCATATTTTTATTACTATTCCAAGAGATTTAGCTAATAGCTTCATCCCATTTAATTCATTTTTAGTAAAAGCCTTGCTTCCACCAGCACCAATTATATAATCATCAAGTTTAATTTTCTTTCTAACATTATGATAATCTACGTATGCATTAAGAGACGCTATAGCAGACCTTAATTCTTTAGATTCTCTATTATCTTCAATTGCAGTTATTGCTCTCATAAGTCTATGCTTAAATTCTAAACGATTATCAGTTTGAAATGTATCTGTTCCAATAACTGGAACTTCAATTTCAGAGTTTGCTCTCATTGCATATCCATGAATTATCCTTAATGTTTCCATCATAATCTCAGTAAATATGCTATAGCTTTCAACTGTATCATCCCATTTCATATTAGGCCCTTCAAAATGATGAATTTGAGTGCCATAAAACTTTCTTCTTGGAACACTATATTTATCCATATTACCAAACGGATATAGTTTTCCTGTAGACTCAAACATCTTTTGCATTCTCTTAGCAATCATATATGCAGCTAATCCTGGAGATGCTTTTTTTGTATCGTGTGAAATCTTAGATAACTTTCCCATTTTGCTATCATATCTTCTATAATTAGTAACTATAAGCGGTCTCCATACTCTGGCTGCTTGTCTTCTTTTTATCCATCCATAAATAGCTGGCAAATCAGGAATATCTCCAGAACTATATGCACCTCTATCCATCATATCTTTATAATAGTTTACTCTTCTTCCTGGAGTTCTATAATCTGCTCTCATTTCTATATATATTCCAGTTTCTTTTTTAGAACTTTTTGCATATTCTGAAGCTCCAGCATCAAAAAACTTAAACTTCATTTTTATAGATTTTGCAGTAAGACCAGTAATCCACTTCTTTCTTCTTCTATATGATGCATAAGCAACTGCGTCTAATATCTTAGGCCACTGAGCAGTAAATATCTTATATGTAGCAGAAGATATAGAAATCTGAGCTGCAACACAATTTGCAACAGCTGGATTAAATATATTTAGTAATAATCTATTTGCAATTCCACTTCTACTTTTTTGTGATGCATAATTTACAGCATCTAATACTTGAGATTGCTCATATATCTGAGATTTAATATATTTATCTGTCATATCAGGTGCATACATTTTAGGAAATTTTTCAAACTTATACTTTTTATACATATATGACGGATTTATTGGATGGTCTATTTTTACTCTCTTTGTAAGAGTATTAAAATCCATAAGTTCTCTAGTTTCTGAAGAAAGCACATCTATATCATTAAGCATCTTGTAAAGCATCTTATGACCTATGTTTCTAGACACCATATTTCTGACAGCAGTTCTTGACATATCTGTATATTCTTTACAGAGTTTATCAACTGCTCTCTTTATCGTGCTGGCTCTCGTAACAAGCATTTGCTTCCTTCAAAAGACTATTTAGCGCTACTGACCAATCTATACTTATTGCTAATCCTTCAAACAATTTACATTTTTCTTTATCTTTAATATAAGGAGTTGTTTTAAAGATAGCTTCTCTTGTGTTTTGAACGTTTATGTCTTCATTTAATATAAGTGCATCAGATAAACTAATCTTATCGCAATCTATTCCATTATTAGAAAGATTTATAATTACTTTTCTGAAGAAGTCGGATTCTGTAAGGTCTCTTGGTTTTCCACACTGTTCGGGGTATTCATCTCCTCCTGCATCATCTTCATAACCACATTTTCTAGCGTGGAGCTCACGCTCTTTAATTGATTGATTAAAACGCTTAATTCCCTGGGAATAAGAGTAAAAAAATCATGCAATACCTTATGAGATTCAATCATATCTTCAGACCAAAGTCTAGACTCACCAGAAATTGTGTTAAGAAGCTTATTAAAATCTTCTTCTCTGTCTGCTAATCCAACAATAAATAAACTAATAACTGACTCAATGTCTTTTTCGTCAATAACTGGAATTGAAACCAAGTTTAATGATTCCATAGCTTGCTTTATAGCAAGAATTTTGTAAAGAGATACTGTCATCTTAATGCTCCTATTGTTTTTTGTTTTTACAATAAAGAAAGTAAAATGGGGGTCTGTTATTAGTAAACACATCTATCGAAGCATTAGTTTCGTCGATATTCAAGAACCTTTTTGGAGGCTCAATTCCCCATTTTACTTCTTTATTTATCATTTTGACTTCCACCTTCTTCATTGTTATTAAAAAACATTATTTGATTTTCTAATCCTTCATTTACAAAGACAACTGGATTAAAAGTATATCCTTCTTTTTCAACTGAATATGTTCCAGACTGAGGTTTTTTTAAAAAATATGGAGTCTGTCTTCCAATATACTCACCATCTATTAATATCTCTGCACCTGATGGATTTGAACCAATAGCTAATGTAGAACTATATGTTAAATCAGAATATGCATCTACTTCAACGATACAACCTGCTCCACATACTTTAACATTATTTAATACTGTATCTGTATAATCAATCTTATTCTCAAGCAACTGAAAATTTAATATACCAAGTATGTATTCTAATTCTCCAGATGCAGTTTCTCTTGCATCTCTAATATCATCTTCTGCTTTATCAAATACTGATACATTCAAATAATGAACAAACCTCTTATATGCACCAGATGCTAAATCAACATTCTCAGAAGAGGCAAGGTCAACTAATACAAAAGGATACGTTTCACTTGAAGTAATACCATCTAGCAAATTATCCTTAACATTTGCATATCCAGCATCTTTTATCATTTGTATGACCATTGCCTGAACTTCAAGAATATTCATTATTAATATGCTCCAACTTCAACTATACATCCAGCACCACATACTTTAATGTTATTCATAACAGTATCAACATATTCTATCTTATTTTCTAATATCTGTAAATTAAGAAGTTCCATAACAGCTTCAAGTGTACTTACAGCAGACTGTCTAGCTTGAGTAATTCCAATCTTTGCTTTTTGATAACAAGTAATAATAAGATAATGAACTCCAGGAGTATATTTACCACTTGCTATAGTCTGAACAATAGAAGAAGCTAAATCAACTACAACAAAAGGATAATGCTCATTCTCTGTTATGCCAACTAGTAAGTTGTCTTTAACATTCTGATAACCAGCATTAGTCAGAGTATTGATTACGTTTGTTTGAACTTCTGTAATTGTCATACGGCAAATACTCCGATATTTCCAGATATAAGTCCATCTTCATCAACATTCAATCCGCTACTGCTTCCATATATCATTGCAATTATTCTGCCTTCTTTAAGATACTTATCTCCATACGCTAACAACTTATCAATATCAACAGGGTCAATTCTACCTTCACCCCATGTTTCCATTTCAGTCATAAACACATCAATATCAATTCTTCTTAAAGCAAGAGACAAGAAAAACAAGACGAAGTATGCTTCTGATAATTCTAAATCCTTCAACTTTCTTCCATCATCAGATGAATTTTCAAAAGCATAATCTTCGTCTTCTATTTCACTAACAACAGCAGAATTTGACTGCAATGCAACATACTCACTATATGCAGTTGTTCCAATAGTATCAAGCATTTTTCTTGCACCAGCTATATAAAGATTTTTATCAATCTTGTCAATAGCTGTAGCAGTAAGATTGCTTAAACTTTGAACATTTTCTAATATACGCTGTTTATGAGTCATTATATTCTCACATTACTATTAAGCATCTACAGCCGATGAGGAAGTTATAAATCTAAGAGTATTATTATCGTTAACAGCAATTGATTTTTTAAACATAAATGTAGTAATGCTAGATTGATTGGCTTGCACTAATAGTTCAATATCAAGCTTTTCATCATTCTTAATTCTCCATACTCCAAGATGGTCTAGCATATCAATCTCTGAATCTAATTCAAGAGCAGCTTCTGGAATAGTTACAATATAAATATAGTTTTTTCTCATATCATATTGGTATTTATCTATATCAGTAAATAAATTAGATATTGCACCAAAGACAGGAATAGTAACCTCTATATTCTTATCTTGAACAAATCCAGTAGGAGCCCAAGAAAGACTAAGCTCATCACCTTTAGATTCTTTAATTGATACTTCACTATTTGAATATCCAAATGGAAAAAAGTCTTCAGAGTGAAGAACTGCATTAATGGGGTCACCATATACGTACAAAAAGAACTTAACTTCTCCAGGAAGAACAACTATTGGAGTTACCATCCCAAGACAAGTTACGCCTACATTTCCACTTGAGCTATTATTATATACAGCAAATGTTCTAGTTTTACCAAAAGCTACAATAATTGTTTTAGCTCCAGTTGCAGTCATTATATATAGAGGAGATACATTTTCTTCAGATAGATTAATAGATACAGCATTAGACGTAATAGAACCACTGCCAATAGTTCTTACTAGTCCAACTGAATATGCTAGTAGTTTTTTTACATAACCTAAATCGGTTGCATTTGCAGTTCCAATATCTGATGCCCAAGCCATTACCTTCATCTTACTCAATACATTTGTTTCTGTAAAAGCCATTTCTTATCTCCTGTTTATTAATCTGGCAAATAATATATTACTTATAAAGATAAAAAATAATAGAAAAGCAGAGGGGGATTTCTCCCCCCTCCACTCGGATGCACTAAGTGTTATTAGCTTGATTCATGGTTACGGCAGTACCAGGCCCAGCTTCACGCTTAGCAGTAACTACGATTTTATTCATTTGATTAGCCTGAATTTGCAACTCAGGAAATACATACATACTACTAATTTTAATGTTTTCAGTTGCAGAAGGACTTGTTCCAGCAGGAACAAACATAATGTTTGCAGTCTTGTTGATAAGTTCCTTCAACGCATTATAGTTAGCTGCATATTCAGCTGGAGTTGCATTATGACCGATAATAGTGAAAGTGATTTCACCATTTTCAGAAATCATAGCATCAACACCAGTAGCCAGCCTAAGTGTCTCACCTGCACTAGCTTTTAGTGAGGCGTCTCCATCAAGTTGTCCAGCTTTATTGCCCCAAGTTGCACCAGTCCAAGAGCTTGTGCCTGCACAATAAATATAGACATCCCAGAATTTCTTTGCTAATACTGTAGTTTCGACAAACGCCATTTTTAAATCTCCTTTACTAGTTTATATTTAATTAGCTCATCGTAAGTTTGTTTATCTACATTAAGTATATCTCCAACTTCAGCTACAGTATCATCAGGTTTTAACCACCTTTTAATAAAAGTAACTTCATATAGAGCCTTATCTATTTTTTTCTTTTCTACTTTAGTAGTAGTGGATTTTTCCTCTACATTTTCAGTAGTTTCATTTTTATTCTTAGCCATTATCAAGTAGCTCCAGTAACGTCAAGAATTTGTGAAGGCTGACAGCAATTAGGCAAGAACGCTCTAAAGAAGAAGTGAGCTCCGTTAGTAACGAAACTATTCAAGCTTTCCTTATTATAGAGTGTTCCTTCTGCTTGGGCTGTAGCAATATCTGCAAGCTTAGCAGCTGAATCTGCACGATAGATAATAGCTCCAGGAGTATCACAGAACACATATCCACCAGTAGCAGCTGTATCGCTAAGGTCATACGTAATTGCAGTAGCAGAAGAACCAATTCTAGAACCAGTATTGAACTTACTAGAACCAATAATCAGGTCTTCGCACTTGAGTGTACTACCGACACCTTCGATAATCACGAATTTGCCAGGATTTCTAATTCCAAATGCTTCATACATATGATAGGTATACTCATATCCCTCTCCACCATTGGTCATACGAGACTTGTATTCCCGATTGAAAGAGAAGATATTTTGAATACCAATCCTAAATTCAGCAGTATCAGGCCCAAAGATAATCCATCCACCATTGTTTAGAGATTTAGCATAAGGAACTACCAAGACTGGATAACCACGATGTTGAAGATTGGTCTGTCCATACTCAAGTTTATTGTCTCTGGTTTCAGTGCCAAAAGGCATCGCCTCACCATTTTCAGAGATATAAAGAGGCAGTCTTTGTGCTTTTGCAAGCATAGCTGCATCTTCTTTACTCATCAAAATGGCATAAGGCTCTGCATTAAGCTCATACTCAGGATTATGATTATCAATAGCTGCATCCAGTAGATTTAGAACATCAAAGTACTGGAATTTTTTAACTGCTCTATCAACAAGAATGTTATCAATGTTAAAACCATTGTTTCCAGAAGACTGAGCACAAACAACTTTAATTCTGATACCAAGATTGGCATAAGAGTTAAATGCAACACTAGCTGTTTTAGCGCTTGTTCCCAATACAATAGTAGCTGAGGTAGCAATAACATTACCAGCAGGGTCTAAAACTGTAATATATCCAGTTCCAGCTCCAGCAGTCATTTTAAGGCTAACAGATGCTACATAATCTGTATTCATTACAACAGGAACAATGTCATTTTTAACTACGTTTCCACCAGTCCATCCAGTTCCAGTCCAAGCAAGAACTCCAGCAGAAACTGCTAAAGAACCAGCAGATGCTGTATAATTAGCAGCTGTATCTGAAGCAAATGTATCACTAAATGGAGTAACGAACCTCAAAGTAGGTGCATCAATCTTTACTGGAGTTACGAAATGACCATAAGCTCCAACAAATCTAGTAACACCAGAGGCAAGTGTCTTAATTCCCTTAGCTTCTTTCAAGAGAGTAAAGAATCCCTTCAAAAGCTTATAGAAATCTTTACTAGCATAAGTAATATCTGTTCCATTTACTGCCAGACGAGTGAGGTCGTTTCCAATTTCATTCTGAAACACCATTTCGATACGATTCTCAAAATCTGGGTCATACAGATATTGACGAATTACTTCGATAGGCAAATCAACCTGACGCTCAAGGTGATGCACATAAATCTCATCTCCAAACATTCCAGCCCAGTTGCTCTTTGTAGCGACTACATCTGCATCTGTCTGAGGAGTAGTAGAAATGCGTTGTGTATCAACCAATTGCTCAGGAATACCTCCCCAATAATCCATAGGGATAATTGGATTGTCTCCACCTAACTTAGTATAACGATTAAGAAACCAAGACTGGTCATTAATAAGCATAACTTGTTCTTTTGCTTGAAGCCCCTGAAAATGACGAGCACGAGTAAACTCAGCAAAGCCATAGTTAGTGTCATACTCAGATTTCCAAATACTTCCATCTTGCATTTTAACTTCATAACCAGCCATAGCAAGCAAATTAGCTGCATACGGATTAATATAATTCTTAGCTACTTTTTTCTTAGGTTTAACTTCTTCAAGTTTCTTGATAAGTGTTGCGATGTCAATCACTCTACTATCTCCTTTTCTCTTTTATTCAAATCATTCTTTGTCTTGAATTTTCGTCTTCGTCTGTATCATTATCTGTATTCTTAGGAACAATAGATTTAGAAACAGCTTCAATAACATCATTAACTTTGTTTTGCATTTCTTCAAACGACTTTTTAATATCATCCACTTTAACTTCATCAATAAATTTCTTTACAGCTTCCATTGATTCATTCAGTCCTTTGACCGAACTTACAACTTCAGTAACAGTTTCGCCAATAGATTTCATAGTACTTTCATACTCTTCCATCTTTTTGGTAATTAGCTCAATGTTCTCAAGAGCTTTTTTCAGCTCATCATCCATTATAACCTCCATATTTTGGTTTATTTGTATCTTTTCTTTTCTAAAAATGCTACCTATAAGATCTAAAATGTTTACCTTTTCATATTCTACCTCAGCTGTTCCATAGAGAGAGTATCCAGTAATTTCTCCTTTCTTTATTGATTCCCAAACTTTTTCATTAGCTAAGCTAACAAGAACCCAGCTTCCTTTTATAATTTCTTCTCCATTTATCATAAATGTCTCTGGAGCAATAAAACTTTCAACAACTTTGCCAGCTCCATCTTCCATATTATGCTGAACATCCATCTTCTGGTAATTCAACATAAAGTTATGAGCTGCTTTCTCTAGTGTTTCAGCATCTGTATAATCTCCATGAGCATCCACTGTGTCTGGAGCATAAACTAATCCATAAACTTTTCTTTCTTCTTCGTTATCAGAACAAATCAGCTTAACATTCATTTGAAATTCAGGTTCTTTCTTGTTTTCTTCAAACTCTTTTGTCAAATAAAATGTTCGCAGATTTGCTCCTCTATCAACAAAAGAAACAAATTCTACATTAAGATTTTTTAGTTTTCTTCTTGCTTTCTTCATTATTATCCTCTTTGCGTATCTATATCATCAGGATTTTCTAATGTGCTCATACCAGGAACTCTACCATCAGCAGTTGGTTCTTTTTCATTATCTTGATTATTATTGTTTGGATTTCTAGGAGGAACACTAGGCAATCCTTTAGGTTTTTCAGGCATACCAATTTCATCTCTAAGCTCAGCAACTGTTTTAACTGGATTGCCTTCTACGTCAACAATAGATGCATAAACTTTATTTACAATAGCTTCATCTTTAGCATCTGTTGTATCAATTTTACTTAAAGTAATTGTAACTTCAGTATTAAAGATTTCTGAAAGCAGTGTAGAAAAGAACAGGGAGAATCTTTTCTGCCTTGGCGCTATAGTCCTATCTACAAAATCCCTCAAGCTACCAATGGTTTCACTACCACTAGACAAGCCAGATGGTGTGTTAATTCCAATGAGTTTAGGAGGCACCTGATGAACAGTAACGATTTCATCCCTGTTCTTCTTATACTCTTCAAGAAAACTTCCATCAATGTTTTTTGAAAGGTCTTCAAATCTTGCAGAAGCTTCAATATCATCAAGCGTTAACACAAGAACCCTGTGAGAATTATCAACTCCCTTAAAGTTAGATGCAAGATACTGATTTACTGCAACTTTATTTTCTCCAGATAACAATGCACCAGTAATAATAAGAGCTTTACTTGGAGTTGCATCGTTTTCAAAGAATTTAATACCAAATCTCCGAATAAATGAATTCTCTAACATAGCCTCTGTTGCTGACAAATACGCAGGAAATCCATAATAGTATGATGAAGTGTTATAGTATTTTAATGATACCACATAATGCACACCATTTTTTAATTCTCCACCTCTATATGGTTCAAGTTCAGTTACATCTCCACCCTCAGTAATATGACAATACTTAACTATTCTTCCACTTGTATTCACATTAATATACATATATCTTGCTGGACATATAAACATATTTATTTTATCAGCAACTCTAAATATCTCAAGATATGCTTCATCATATACATAGAACTCATAAACAAAAGCATCTAATATATCTTGAAAAGACATAAATGTTTCAAAATTTGGTTTCTTTATAAATTTCTTCAATGCTTTATTGCCACCACTAATTTCATATCCTTTTTGAGATGTAGCAATAGCCTTAATATCAAGTGCTGACCTATGAGTTGGGTCTGCCTTTTCTAAAATACTTGGTAAATTTCTTCCGACAGGAGGAATTAAGCAACCAAATCGTTTAGCAGAATTTTTTGCTTCTGGAGGTGTAAGAGCACTTGTCGGAAAAATCGCACCCTTAGAAGTATCAAAAATTACGACGTTTCCAGGAAGTGTTCCGATTTTCGGTTCACTTGCTTTCTCAACAGTAACTTTTGTTCTCGTTTCGCTAGTTTCCATCGTAAATCTCCACTGAAGCTGTTCCTCTTGGCCTTAGAATAGATGACAAACCAGATAATACATCAGGAGCATCATCGGTATCATTATTTCCTTCAGCCAGATATTCTGTCAAGTCTTTTATGAAGAATCCGTAAAAAGAATTGTGAAAATAGTTCTTTTTAAAGATAAACATAGATTTTATAGTAGGAGCAGCTAACATTATCCTTAGTTCTTTATTTTTGGATTGTGTCTTAGCAATGATACGAACATCAAACACAGATTGACTATATTCTCCATTGCTTCTCATTTGCTCTAGTATTCTTTCAACTTCCTTTCTTACTTCTACAGATATAATTCTACCATCCTTATTTGCTTCAATTATATACATAGAAGGTAGATACTTAATAATCTGGTCAACAATGAGTTGCTTATATACTTCATATCCCTTTTTAGTATGAACAACATCTAGAACGTAAGCAAGACCATTCTTAATTCCTACTATAGCTGAACAAGTAAAGTTTTTACCTTTATCTGCTGGGTCACACCAACCTACTATTGCATCAAACTCTCTTGGAAATAACTCTTCATCAATAAAAGTAAGAGATGATTTAGGAAACAGATTACCAAACTTTTGAACAACATGGTTCATATACATAGTTTCCCAAATAAACTCTTGACCAGATAAACTACATTCTTCTCTAATCTTATGCAAACGTTCTGTTGGCATCATTGCTTCACAAGTTGACTTGTCATCTTCACCTAAAGCTGGATAAGACACAAATGTCCAGTCTCCACCTTCTTCTACTGTTCCCTCTATATCTATTATTCTATTGATTAAATCATTTTTACTCCACATAGTAGATATGATTATTTCAGGACAAGCACCTCCTGTATCTGGATTAATTTGGTATCTTGTTCTATGAGTAGAGAAAAACCAATCCCAAACAAATTCTAATACCTTTGGACTCATAGCATCTTGCATATTTTTAATAGGGTCATCTACTATTCCAACTATATCACAACCATATCCAGTAGTAGTTCCACCAACTCCAGAACCAAAGTATGCAAACTGCTTGCTCTTATTTAATGCCCAGCAATCAACAGCCTTCTTATGTTTGGATAACCTAACACCTTCAAACAACTTCTTGAATAGCTCTTTCTGAATCATTGCTTTTATATCATAAGAAAACTTATTTGCTAGATTATCACCATAAGCATTTCTCATTATACAGCCACTAGGATAATTTCCTAGCATCCAGCTACAAGCAGACGATATTAGATAACTTTTACCTGCCCTTGGATACATTGATATAGCAAGTTTTCTAATTTTACCTTCTTTTACAAGCTGAATCTTATTAGCTGCATCAAATAATAGCGTTTTATCATCAATAAAGAACTCTTTATCTAGTTCTTGACAGTATTTCCATAGATTATCTCTACAATCTGATAAACTTTTCCTTATTTCTATCTCTTTTTCTAATAT